TTACGCCACGCTTTTAGTCTGCTCTTTAGGTATCTGTTCTGTTTTAATAGACTATAGTTGGCGATGAATAGCAGTGCTGTCATACCTCCAACTATAATCACACATATCATCATAAATATTGCTTCACTTGTAGATAGGTACATAATATAATCTCCTTGTAATATTATAACTGATGGACTCACATATGTCTCAACGTATACGGAACGCCCGCCAAATAAAAAAAGGGAAGTGAGTGACTATTGCTAGCCACCCACCTCCCTGTACTTTATGCGTGAACCTCTACTGCGTGAACTTCCAACTGCAACTGTGGTGCTCGCTGGTCTTTTTGTGCGATTCCTGGACGGCGGTCAAAGCGTGTAACCATTCGTCCAGTTACTGTGATTGGTAGGGTAACTTCTGTACCTGCACGGCTTGCTCCGATGATGTCGCCAACTGTGCTGTCGTCAAGGGCTACGATGTTCATACCCACTACATACACTGTGCGGTCAATGGTGTTGTCTGATGTGCGTGATACGTCGCGCTGGTCAAACCAACCTGTAAGCATTGTGCCACGTTCGTTTGTGTATGTTTTGATGTTCTTGATTGTGCCTGTGATTGTGATTTCGTTCTTCATTACGTTCTCCTTGTTAGTTAGTTGGATATATATTTTTTGGGCTGATAGCCCCCTGTCGCAAGGCGCAGGGGGTCTATCTGCCTTAGTTTGTTAGTAGCCGTTATGTTCGCTACATTCTTGGTATGGCGGTTCATCTGTACATACGCATTTACTCGTATGTACACAATCGCAGTACCCTCCAGCACCGCAACCATCACATTCAGCGTGTCCGCACGCTGTGCATTCCATTACTTCATACTCACCGCACCATTGGCACTGAGTATCTTCGGTGTGTTTCCTCATCGGACGTTCCCTTCTAGTGGTTTGTCGCAGGATTGGCAGTCGTTGAATAGTTTGGGAGTGAGGATGTGGCACCAGTGGCACTCAACCTCACGAGCACGCTGACGCATATCGTCCAACTCCCATAGTTCCTCATACACTCCACCGTCCTGTAGTAGTACGATTGGCTCCTTGAATTCACCATCTCGGTCTGTCCAGTCGTGTCCGCTTGGCTCAGTAACCAGTAGCCACTGATGCTCGTACTGAAGGTTTCCTTCATCTACCAAGCCGTACGCCTTGTCGGTAAGTCGGGCGTCGGCTAGGTCTACGCACTCTGTGCATAGTTGTTCTTGTGCGATGCACTCAGGGCAGACGTTGGTTACTGTGAGTGAGTCGCCTTCTGTGTACTGTACTTCGTTCATTACTTTCTCCTTTGTTTGTGTGGTTGGTGTTAACCACGAGTATTTCAAGGGAATATCAATCGGGTTGAGGGAACGGACGTCTTTCCCCGTTTTTGGGAAAGGCGTTCTTAGTCAGCCGCGCTTTGATTTCATAGTCTTTCCATATGAAATCAGGCTGACGGGTTACCTCATTGTTTCCATAGAACTCCCCACTTTAGACTCACGGCAATTGCCTTGGCAATGGTCGCAGATTGTAACAATTTGATAACAATCGGCTTTATGATTGTTACTCAAATCGTTATAATCAAGCGTCAGGCAGTCTTAGAAGCCAATGGTTTGGCTTCTTGCCTGACTTGCCAAGGATGGAAACCCCGATAGGATTCCCCTTGCGCGGAACGCGCAACGGCCCAGAGAGTTCCGTGATTAGACAAGGGCGCACAGCAAGCATAGCGTGGCTTCAGACACGCTAGCGACGGCTGGCGTACCGCATCTGTGGGGGTTTGCCATCGGCAGGCTGAGAGGTTTGGAGATACTTCTCCAACTGTAATGGGGTAGCGTGTCAGTTATGCAGTCGCAGTCTATATATGCATTTAAACTGGGGCTCAGTCAGTATGTTTTTACTGAGCCTAGACTGTTGTCTGCCTAGCACTCCAGACTATAGTACTATAGAGCGGCAGCATTAAATAGTCTGTGGGTCTATTAGACCCCAGATTATTTAATTTGTTTCTGAACATAGTAGAGTATCTCTACTAAAATATTTCTAGTACAATAGTACCCCCAGTCTGAACAGGACTTTTATATGTTTTTAAAAATATTTCTACCAGAAGTGTTCGTTTGACCTGTTTGAACGGATTAAGTATATATAGAGACTATAATAGTTCAGAAGTCTTTTTAGAGCCTTCTTCACTCTGTTACTACAGTCTGTACAAAACTGTTACAAAGCAGGTGTATTCTGTCCAAAACTAGGGGGCTAGATGACGTTCGAAAAGGGGGCAACTAACCCCAAGACTATGAAGGCAAATGCCGAAAAGCAGCAAGTGCTGGATATGGTCTCCGAGGGGATGAGCCTTTCCAATGCTATGGCAAAGGTGGGCAAGAAGCCCGATACTGCCCGCATTTGGATTATGCGAGATACTGACTTTGCCCGTCGTCTAGAGCAGGCTAAACTAGACGCAAAGTCCAATTCCCTTAAAGCCCTTGGAATCCCCAAGGAAGATATTACCTTTGCCCAGTTCTCGGAACTATACTTGGGGTCTAAAGTATTTCCCCATCATCAGGACTGGATTGACTTGATTGAGGGGCGCGACCCTTCTTGGCTCCACCCTGCTATGTCCTATGACCCAGGGGATGCCACCCGTATGCTCGTCAATGTACCCCCAGAGCACGCTAAGTCCACCGTCATTACGGTGAACTATTCGACCTACCGCATCGCTATCAACCCTAACGTCCGCATCATCGTGGTCTCCAAGACGTTGAACAAAGCACGTGAGTTTGTATACTCAGTTAAGAACAGGTTGTCCCATCCACGCTACGCCAAGATGCAAAATACTTTTGGTCCCGAAGGCGGCTGGAAGCAGGACGCAGATACCTGGAAAGTTGATACCGTCTATCTTGGTGGCGATGCGCGTGATTCATCCGAAAAAGACCCAACCATTCAAGCACTTGGTATGGGCGGTCAGATTTACGGCGCTCGTGCTGACCTGATTATCCTAGACGACTGCATTACTACGGCTAACGCCCACGAGTATGAAAAGCAAATCAACTGGCTGCAGAAGGAAGTTATTACCCGTCTGGGCAAGAATGGCAAGTTGCTTATCGTTGGTACTCGTATTGCTGCTACCGATTTCTATAAAGAGTTACGTGACCCAAAGTACTGGTCCAATGGCAAGTCCCCCTTTACCTATATGGGAATGCCTGCGGTTCTAGAGTATAAAGAAAAGAAAGAAGACTGGGTAACGCTCTGGCCTGAATCTGACATCCCTTGGGATGGAGATGACGATGAGCCAAATGAAAGTGGTTTATATCCTAAGTGGGACGGACCAGCCCTTAATAAACGTCGCGGTGAAGTTACCGCCTCTACCTGGGCGCTGGTTTACCAGCAGGAAGATATTGCAGAGGATTCTATATTCCCTGCACCGCTGGTACAAGGTTGTATCAATGGAATGCGAAAGCGTGGTCCGTTGAATGCTTCAGCAGCAGGACACCCTGCGGATGTACGCGGATATACAATCATAGGCTTTGACCCTGCTATGACGGGTAACTCAGCCTTTGTTGTCGTTAGTTACACCACTTCTGATAGCCGTATCTACGTCTTGGATGCTGTCAATATGTCAGAACCTACACCACAAAAGATTCGTGCAACAATTGAAGAACTTGTTCAAAGGTATAGACCTAATGAATTGCGCGTTGAGATTAACGCACACCAGAAGGGTTATGCCCTAGATGATGATTTACGTAACTGGCTTGCTCAGTATGGTTGTGATTTAAAGCCACACTTTACTGGCAAGAATAAATGGGACACAAATATTGGCGTTGCTTCTATGTCTAACTTTTTTGGCACAGTCCGAGAAGGTAAGTTTCAGAATAACAACACAATTGAGTTCCCATCAACCGAAGGCTCTGAAGGCATTAAGGCTCTTATCCAGCAGTTGATGACCTGGAAACCTAACACTAGAGGTAAGACTGACTGTGTTATGGCTCTATGGTTTGCGGTCTTGCGAGTTCAAGAACTTATGCAGGCTGCATCATTTACAAATAGATATAAAGAAAACCGTTGGGCCACACGTGCTCAATTGTCAAAGAGACAATCAGTCAACCTAGACGCTGCATATCAAGAGCAGTGGCAAGAAATATATGGATAGGAAAATATTATGTCAATACAGCCAAGAGCCCCTAAGCCAAAAGGTTACAAGGAAATGCCTTACACTGGTCCACGTAGAAAAAGAAATCCAAATGTAAAGCCTGCGGGTCCAAAGTCAAAAGACAAAAACAAAATGGTAGCCCCTCTTAAGCCAAAGAGGTCTGCTATGGGCGGACCAACAGGAAAGCCTAAACCATCAACTGATGGTACAAGAATACTTCCAGCAGGTCCAGGCACAGGTACTATAAAGCCACCTAAGAGAATGCCAGCCATTCAAAAGCCAGGTGGTATTCGTGATAAGTCAGTGGCTCCAGCCAAGCCTAAGAAGGCAAAGCCTGCTCCTAAGGTAAAGATTCCATCAATGATTGATGGTGTTGTAAAGCCAAAGCCAAAGTACACACCACTTCCTAGAAAAATAACCCCTCGACGCACACCAAGAATAGGTGGCCGCTAATGAAAAAGTCAACACCTCCACGCCCAGCGGGAGATAAAGTAAAGATTAGTCCAAATGTAAAAGTTATCCTTAAGCAAATTGGACAGTTAGATGCAGGTGCAAAGCAAGTTCTTATGCAAAACATTCGTGCTGCAAATAAATCTGCTGCAAATACTAAGGCGCTAAAGGCTGCAAATAAAACAACTAAGGCTTCAAAGAGCAAGACCAATGTAACACGTGGTCAGATTTCTAAGATGAGCCCAATGCGTTCTGGTCGAGTACGTGGCGGCGGCGCTGGTGGACTTGGTACCACCGATATCTTCCGCTAATTTTTAATCAACCGTTAGGATTTCAATGTTAACAATAAAGCAGATTGCTGCGCGAGTAGAGTCATTAAAGGACAGGTCGCGTGAGCGCGATAACCGTCACGAAAATGTACTTGCTGTGCGTCAAGGTAACATTGCTGGTATATATCCAGATTTCTTTCCAGATGGTATTGATGCTAACGTAGTTGCCAACTTTATTGACATTGTTGCTCGTGACCTATCTGAGGTTATGGCTCCACTACCTGCTATCAATTGCTCTGCAATTAATCAAGCAGAAGATAAACCACGCAAGTTTGCTGACCGCCGTACTCAAATTGCAGCAAATTATTTTGTTAATTCAGACTTACAAGTACAGATGTATACTGGTGCAGACTGGTACATCACATTTGGTTTCGTCCCTTTCATTGTTGAATTCGACGAAGAAGCAGGGCTGCCACGTATCCGCATAGAAAACCCAGTGGGGGCTTACCCAGAGTTTGACCGCTATGGACGTTGCATTGCCTTCGCTAAAAAATACCGTATGACAATAGCCGAACTGGTTGCACAGTTCCCAGAATATGAATCTTTAATTCTTGGAGAAGATGGCTATGACCAGAATATGAATGCAGACTTAACTGTTATTCGTTACTACGATAAAGAACAGTCTGTTATTTATATTCCAGACCGCAACAACCTTGCGGTATCTGTAGCGGTAAACCCAGTCAAGAAGATGCTGGTCCATATTGCACGTCGTCCATCTGTTGATGGACAAATGCGTGGACAGTTTGATGACGTACTTGGTATTCAATTGCTTCGCAATCGTTTTGCATTACTTGCAATGGAAGCAGCAGAGAAGTCAGTACAGGCTCCTATCGTCTTGCCTTCGGATGTACAAGAGTTTGAGTTCGGTGGCGATGGCGTCATCCGCACAAACAATCCTGCGGGTGTTCGCCGTGTAGAACTTCCTATTCCTGCTGGTGCATTTAACGAGCAGACTATTCTACAACAAGAACTTCGCACAGGTACGCGTTATCCAGAATCACGTACTGGTAACGTTGATGCTTCTATTATTACGGGACAAGGTGTGCAAGCACTTATGGGTGGCTTTGATACGCAGATTAAATCTGCTCAGGCTATCTTTGCTTCTACACTCAAAGATGTTATCTCAACTTGCTTTGAGTCTGATGAAATAGTATTTGATTATAAAAAGACAATTCGTGGAGTAGATGCAGGTGCACCATATGCACTTGAATATCTTCCATCAAAGGACATTAAGGGTGATTACTCAGCCGATGTTCGCTATGGTATGCTGGCTGGACTTAATCCAGCACAGGGCCTTATTTTTATGCTGCAGGCGTTGGGCGGCGATTTGATTTCCGTAGACTTGGCACAGCGAGAAATGCCATTCGGAATCAACGTGACACAAGAACAAGAGAAGATTGAAGTTGAAAAACTTCGTAAGGCTCTCATTGGTTCACTGACAGCATATACACAAACAATTCCACAGATGGCAACTCAGGGTCAAGACCCGCTTCCAGTTATTCAAAAAATTGCTATGGCAATTAAGGGACGTAAGGCTGGCAAGTCAATTGAGGATGTCATTGAGGAAGTGTTTACACCAGAGAATCCTCCTGCTGGAACTCCAGTTGAGCAACCCGTCCCCTCTGCTCCTGGCGCTCCAGTAGGA